GTCTGCCCCACATAAACCTTACCATTAACTAGATTCTCAATTTTATAAATAACTCCTGTTTCCTTCATCAACCTCAATCCTTTTAGTAAATTCTCAATCCTTTATAGAAATAGGCATAGAAAAAGGGCCGGCGATTGAGTTTCCAGCCCTGCGGTTGGCCGACCGCTCTATGCCTAATTTTTTAAGATAGCAGCTTGTCTATATCTTCCTGGGTAGCTTTTCTAACTTTTTTCTTTTTACCCAGATGAATATCTATCATTTCTATGAAATCCCTGACTCTTAATTCATTGAGTTCCTGAAATGACAATCCCATATGCTTCGCATTTGAAAGAAGTATTAAGTCAAGTCTTTCAGAAATTGGTTCACTTTTTCTTTGGTTTCGGCTTTGGGTTTCCTCCAGTTCCTGCGGAACGAAAAAATCCGTCTGTAGCTTCTTCAATGACTGCAAGCATAAATTCTTCATCTGCAAAATCTATGCTTTCGAGTTCAGACAACCATTTTTCAAAATCAGGAAATGACTTTCCGTAATTAGCAGCCTTATTCATCGCATAGCAAATTTGTAATATTTTCACTGAATCAAACCCGCTGAAGTCCCCATTTGCCATATCTGCCATATCCTGAAAACTCACCAAATCCTCAATTAAATCTTTTTTAAACGATTGCCTATAATACAAAAGGGCTAAAGGTGTAGCCCTTAGCCCTAATTCTTTATTCCCTATTTGTACTGTTCTCATTTAATCACTCCTTAAGCTGGTAATGTTACCGCGTCAAAGAAAGCATTGTATGCAGCTGTATTAGTGTCAGATAACTCCATAACACCTTTGAATAGTTTCTTCCCGTTATACTCAAACGGCAACACTGTAATGCTTACAGTGTCGGTGTTGGGAGTTACGCTGGCCTCTGTGGTATTGCTTTCCTGGTTAGGCCTGCTGGCCTTACAGCGGTAATATACAAATCTCCTGTTTTTCTGGTCTCCCTGGACCTGGCCCATCAGGGCAAATTCCTTGGGCTCGTCATCAGACGATTCAACCAGCATGCCGTTGGAGTCGATAGCCATACCGAGCATTTCGGCAAGGATATTATCCGGGATGTTAGCAATTTCTAATTCCCCAGAGTAGCCATTGTTGCTTGTATGGGTGAAGTATTTTGTGTTATCTGCATAGAATACACTTTCGCCGCCCTCAGGAGAAGTCGAGAAACTCACAGCGCCCTGAATTGCCTGAGGAGTTCCCCAGGAAGTGGTACCAGCAGTTACATCAGTAGAAGTTCCCATTGTTGCGTTAGTCAGTCCTGTGTCCGTAAATGATATTGCGAGAGTTGCATCATTATCCTGAGCAACTTTTGTTGCCAGATATATTACCGCGCCCTCATTTCTGGCTATAAATACTGCACTAATAACATCGTCATTATTGAGAGCATTAACTATAGCAGACGCAACTTTGGCTTCAGTTGTATGAGTTTCTAATGCAAGGGGAACTACAACATCGTGGGGCGAATCTAGCCCCAGGAGAGTGTCGGCTGTAACAGTTATAGTAATTTCGCCGTCTGCTGTGGGCACTCCAGTTACCTCTATGCTTTCTGTTTGAGAAACCCCCATAAAAGCAATGTGGACCTGTTCAAGCCCGTACTTCACTTTGTTTGCGCTCATATTATTAACCTCCTATTAATTGGATTTCATAAATAACCTGGTATAGATCTTCACTATCTAAAAAAGTCTCCACTTTAGTATAAGGAAGACGTAATTCTTTGAGTTTGTTTTCAATTAACTGTTCAGATGGCGGATGTTTTGAAGTTGTGTACAATTCGAGCTGATAATTTCCAATACCTTCGTAATTTTGGTTATCGGCCATTATATCATTGTTATAAGCCAACTGAATAGTTGTAAACGGTGGGGTTGGGGATGATTTGAAGCTCCCATATTTGCACGGAAACCCCAAGTTTTTCATCTCCTGTTTAATATCAAGATAAGTCATATCAACCACCGCCATCCTTAATAATCTTTTTAATTTTCCGTTCCATTTCCGGAACATACTTGTCATAAGCCGGCCTTAGATGTGGTATAGCAGGAACTCTGCCACCGTCCACCTTCGCATGGCCAAATTCCAGGAGATGCACAAGGCCTGGTTTTTCTTTGTTGTAGATTGTATATTTTATCTGGCCGCCTTTGGTGCTTTTTCTCCTTGTCCAGCCTTTTTTATATTCCCCGGTATCAACAGGAGAATTATCAGCTGCATCTTTTCTGACTTTTTTTGCAGTCTCATTTACTTCATTTTCAATAGCCTTACTGACATCTTCCGTATACTGCTTAACAGCAAGGGTGATTTCGGCTGCTAGATTATCAATACTAATTGTGTTAGCCATTTGCGGCCACCTTCTCTCCTACCAGAACGATTTTCTCACCTTTGCCCTGGGTGCGAATTATGTTGTATTCTTCTCCTCCATATTCAAATTTCTTTTCCCCATCATACTCAAAAGAGTAGATTTCAAAGGCGATTTCTGGCCTTAATCCGGTGACAGCTGCATTGTAAAATTCCGAAGATGATACTGAATACTCGTTTGCGTATACTTTCCTCCAGGAAGGAACTTCTATCTCGTTACCCCATTCGTCTTCCCCATAGATTACAGTTGGCAGGTATATTACCTTGTTATGCCTCATATAATCACCTGCTTATTGTGATGTCGCCTGTGACATCCACATATTGAGTATCACCGTCGCCTATTTTGTAGGGCGCGTGATTTTTAGCCCGACTGTAGAATATTACCCGGCCTAATTCATCAGTTTCTTTTGTTTCGCCGTCAAATGAAACCTGGCATTGCTCTCCGGCTTCAATTGTCACCTTGTAGTATGCATAGTCAGCTGACAAAGACAGGTGATTTTTCAGCATTTCATAAGACTGCTGGAACCGGTCTGCTTCCGGGTTGTCATAGCCAAAGTGGGCTTTGCAGTAGAGTATTACAGCCCGTTTTATGAGCGGCACATCAATCTCAGCCGGCAAAGTACCCTGCAAGAACACTTCTTCTGAAACATCAACTTTTAACAATCCAGAATAATATAGATCTGCTTTTGCGGCATTGATTAGGTCTGTAATTTCGCTGTCAAATTCAGTAGTGGTAATTCTTAATTGCGTCTTAACCTCATCTAATAGGGCCATCTAATCACCTACCTCTGGCAAGTCAACAGTTTGCCCGGCTAATTCGTGAGAGCAATCGTTAAGAAATTGTATTTTCCCGTCTGTTACAAAGCTATGACACCTTTTTTCGCCTATAACTAAAACAGACGGTCTGAAAGTAGGTTTGTTATAATCCCCATTAAATGACCATCTTGAATCTACTACATGAGCATGTCCGCAACCAGGACAAAAGAATAATATCTTTTCATCCCCCGGAATTGGACTCGCCTTAATCTTTCTTGCTTGGGCCATTTAACCGCCCCCTATACGATGAGAATAACATCAATATCAGTTCCGTTAAGTGCTGAATTAAGAAGTACAGTGTTGTTTTCAATGCTAGCTGCATCTACAGCTACAGTTGGCGCGGTTCCTTCAAGGACTCCATCCCGGAAAGCTTTTAAAACAGTGTTTAATGATAACTTGTAAGGTAATCCCAGTTTATTTGCTGTGCCAATGCTTACTGTATCGGTTCCCGCATTAGTTTCAGCAGGTAATTCAATGCTGGTAATAGTCTTAAAGGCTTTATTTCCCTGAACCTCTGTGTCTCCATTAAGGGCAATAGTTTCACTAATTGCATCATCATTGATATTTGTACCGTGAATTACCACGTCGCCGGTCACTCCAGCTACATTGGCTTTGATTTTGATGTTCCTGGGAACGTCGGGGTCTGTAATTCCTTCAGTAATTGTCTGGGTTGAACTGGTTAACGGGGTTGAACCTAATACGGCTGTAATAGACTGTGCCGCCGGTGTTTCAAATTTTGCATGAGCGATAAAACCTCTATCAGCGGAGGTCCCATTAGCGTCAGTGGTAAGGGTCTGGCCTAAATTATGCTTATAAGAATTCATATCCTTAACTCCTTTCAAATTAAGATAAAAAGGGGCTTAATACAAGCCCCTTAAATTACGCACCCTTCTTGATGATGATTACACCCTTCGGATCCAGTATTTTACCGTCAGCAATCAGGATTGCTTTATCGACCCACTGGTTTGTATCATGGTCTAACCACCGATACATTGCCATTTGCATATTAGAGTTAATGCAGTAATCGGACAGCTTGCAGAATACAGCAACAATATCGCCTGCTACAGCAGATTCGTAAGGAGCAACCACATCGTCTTCTACAAGGATAACTTCCCGGCCCCCAAACCTTTCCTGAGGACCATTAGTAATTCCATAGTTGATGCGGCCAATAGGTTGCCCATTAGCGTCAGTCATGCCGTCGATATAGCCCTCAAATGTACCGGCTGCCATGATGAAAGCTCCACCAGCCCTGTATGCCAATGGTATCTTAGCGAATACTTTCTTCTTCCAGCCTTCCCATTTAGCAAAATCAGTAGATGATAAGGTAATTATATTGTCGGCAGGCACCCTGGGATCAACAGTGATTCCAAGAGGTTGTCCAGAACCAGTACCGGCTATAACGGCCTTATCTAGGGCTTTAATCATTGCCTCAACAATCAGTTTGGTAATTTCGCTTTCAAACATATCAAGAGTAACTATATTAGCCAGCAAGGAAACTGCAACCCTGCATTCTAAGCCATGATAGGAAAATTGTACTTTGGTATTGGCTGTAACCTTTTGTCTATCTGATACAGTGCTTTCATTAATCCAGGTAGCAGTTGGTTTAAGTGACAATATCGGAACTTCGACGCCGCCCTGAATATTTGTTTTTCTTACCCTGTTAAATATCTGGCCATATTCCTTCATTTCCTTTATAATTTTCTGCATAATTGTGGTAGGAATTACAGCGGCAGCATCACTAGTAGTAGTCTGAGTATCGGCGTTCATAAAGCCGCCAGCAACTTGTGGAGCAAGGTTTTTGAATTCTTCGGGCATTTTCCCGGTTTTACAGAAATTCATAAATGCTTTTCTGTATTCCAGGGTATTAAACGGGTCTTCTGGCTCAGGGTCCTTGTTGTCGTTGGGCTTTTTATCGCCAATTAAATCAATCTGACCAGGAACTTTATCTTTCAGGGCATTCATGTTTGCCTGGGCCTTTGCAATCTTTTCAAATTGCTCATCCAGGTTTTCAATTTCCTTTACCTTCTCATTATATTCATCCAATTTCCCTTCATTAAGAAGCTCTTCAGCCTCTACCAACAGCGCATTCCGCTTTTCTAAATAAGCTTTTTTATCCATTGATTATCATTCCTTTCATTTTTAATAAATTTAGCCTTGCTCTATGAATTTGCAAGGCTTTTTTATCTCCTGTATCACCAATTTTCTGGTCAGCCGGGACTATTCCACCCGCTGCTAGACTGTCCCTGATTTTATTAATGACAGATTGCGGCAATAAAAAATTGCCTGTACTGGCAGCAAGTTTATTGCCGGTATCAAACATTATTTCATCAACAAACCCATATTCCTTGGCTTTTTGAGCTGTAAGCCAGGTTTCTTCATCCATCATTTTGAGTAATTCTTTTTCTGACATCCCGGTTTTGAGCATATAGGCATTTGCTATTGACTTATTGTAATTTTTAAGGACTTCTGCTTCATGCTCAAATGCTCTGTAATCTCCCTGGGCCACTTCCCAAACATTATGGATCATAATCTGGGCCGTGGGAGATATTTTAACCGGGTCCCCGGCCATTGCCACTACACTTGCCGCACTTGCAGCCACCCCTACTATTTTTACTTCTACATTGCCCTTATAATCTGCAAGGCTAGTGTATATTTCAGAGCCCGAATATACATCACCCCCAGGACTGTTTATAATTACTTCCAAATCTTCCCCGTTTGCTTTTTCAATTAATTTATTGACATCATCAGGGGTTGTTACTTCAAGGCCAAAAAGTTCGTATATCCATTTCTCATCATTCGGTACGATTATTCCTTTAATCGGTATCTTCATCGTCATCTAACTCACCCCCTTCAACCGGTTGTGTATCAAGTCTTCTAATAGGCTTATCGCCACCTTCAATCGGGCCTAGATTCATTACTTTCCTCCATTCATTTGGAGTCATGGCACCACGGTCAACCATATTCAACAGGTTAAGTTTTGTTTTCATACTGGCATACTGCAAACTGCTGGCCTCAAATATGACCTTATTGCCAAAGCCCCTTTCTTTGCGCGAAAATAACTTACGGGTATATTCTTCACTCATTTGTTTGGCCAGTGGTTCAATTTCTGCCTCATAATAAGCAATCCATTCGTTTTCATCATACTTTGACTGGACTATTTTCGCGTTGGTATTAAAAAAGTTGTATATTCGAGTAATAGTCCTATCCATTTGAGCTGCATTAGGCACATAATCATGAGGCTTAACCTGCTCGGCATCAAACTTAGGGTCCGTAGCAGCTGCCCCCAGGTCATTTTCTATTGAAAGATAGTTTTTCACAAACTGCTTTATTTCCAGCTCTTTATCTTCAGGTCGTATAGTGCTTTTGAATTTGAGAAGCCACCTAATTATTGCCCCATTTTTTATTGCCTTTACAATGCCCTGGTCTGTTGTAGTAACAACATCCATGAGTGACGTTAATGCTTGCTGTGGGCTATCCCCAAAAATATCATTATCATTAAAGTCCTGCCTAAGATGAATAACATCGCGATACGGGACTTTGAGAAAATAACCGGTTTTAAGCGTAAACCTTAAATGCATTTCGTTCTTTTCATATAACACCTCGACCCCAGTACTTGGAATAGGATATATCTCAACCGGATAGCCAAAATCATCTCTTACAATTAAGGCAAATGCATTATTGTTTAGCTGGAGCTGGTTAGTTAGCTTCTCCTGGAGCATCTGGCCTGTCATATATGGGTTTGGCTCTCCCAATAAAAATCGCATATAAGGTTCAGGGTTAATTTTGATTCCATCTTTCCCTTCCCTTACATGTTTTGCTTCCAGTTTTCCAACAGCTTTAACTTTTGGCCTTATGCAAGACCTGATAATATCTGATTGGTACAGATCACCATTCCACATGTAAAAACCGTTGCCTCTTTCGGTTACTAATTTAATTCCTGCTTTAGTGGGGCTTTTGTTAAAAAAGTTTTTTATTGCTTTAATTAGTCCCAAATAATCACCTCCTAAATCATGTTCAGATAATCCTGCATTTTTTCCTGAAGTATTACATAAGCGTTAAGTAAAGCCGATGTGCCGTCAATTCTTCTTCGTTGGTTATGCTGCTTAGCAGGTTGGATATTTCCGTTCTTGTCTATATCAACAGCTGTATTTGAAAGACACCATTTATCAATTGGATGGTTGTTATATACGATTAACTTACTTTCAAGGTCAGCGCCTAAGCTTTTCATGGGCCCGGATAATGTTTTCTTGCCCTGATGAACTTTTATCATTGCTTCTTTTCCAAAGTGGCCCTGCATTTCCTCAACCCAGTACTCTGCACTCCAGGCATCATAACCAATCCAGGGAAGGTATATGTCTTTTTCCCGTACAACTTCAATAAACCACTCTGTTACAAATTTGGGATGAACCTTATTCCCCGGACAAGTTCTGAGATAGCCCTGTTTGTGCCATATATCATAGGGAACCTTGTCTTCTCTGGCCCGTTTTTCAAGAAGATCCTCTGGTAACCAGTACATTTGCAATACATATATTCGTTTATCTTCTGGGACCATAAAAATAACCTTACTGGCTGTAAGGTCTGTAGTGCTGGAAAGGTCTGTTCCTCCTATTCCATATCTGGGTTTTAATTTTTTTAAATCAAATGTAGC